ACAGAAGCGGCTGATGAACCAAGTGTGATGTTAGCCAAAGGCGTGTAAGTAGGTGTTGGCATGATTACCCCTTAATTCCATAAAGACTAAAACGAGTTGAAGTAGTGAAATTACCTGACTGAGCGTCAAAAGTAATTGAAGAAATAGCCGAAGTATTACGCCAAGAACCACTAACTAAACGAATAACATTGCCACCTGTATCAGCAAAACCATTTAACAATTTTGCTGTTTTGAAGGTTGCTGTATTGGCATAATTTACAAGGTCCATAACACCAGTTGCTCCACCACCAGCATCAGAGCCAACAATTTTGGCTTCGTTGTAAAATAACCACTCACCTAGATTGGCTCCTGAAAAAACAGAACTACCGTTAGCTGCTAAGTGATGTTCAGAATAGTTGCTTGCGGTATCACCGTTTAGACGAACAAACAAACCAGTCGCTCCAGATGTGGTTTTTTTAGCAACAAACCTAACCTGTAAATGTTTGTAGGTGTTAGGAATAGAGGAAAAAGTAATAGTTGCACTAGAACCTGTGCCGTAAGCGGTTTCAATGAGTTCATAAGAACCAGCAGCACCGCCACCACCGCGACTGAAACCGTAATTACTTAAACCAATACCAGCAAACTCTGTCAATAAAGGCATTATGCAAACTTTGTTAGAGAACCCAACACCATGAAAGTAGCACTGGCTGTTTTGGTAATAGCGAAACTATAAACATCAACAGACGAAGCATTACCTGCAGCTGGAGCAGTACCGCCCTGCCACTTTACAGTCTGAGCATTACCGTCAATAGTAAGCGCGGTCATGTAGTAAGCCGTTGATCCATTAGTGCAACTAAAAACAGCCGTGACTGTTTCACCAACAGCCATAGTTGTATTCAAAGCAACAGAAGCCGATGATCTAACATTCAGCGTAAAGTTTCCAGCTGCGTTGCTTGTGTGATACATGTGTGAACCTGAAAGCAAGTTCATGTTTTCAGTGCCGCTAGTCGCATCAGCCTGGATGTTAGTAGTTTCACGAGGTGCAGTGATCAGGACATTAGTCAAAGTAGTGTCAAGACCAACAGCAACCCATGCTGAACCGTTGTAAGACTCCAAGGCGTTAGTGTCCTGCAAGTAAGTAATCATGCCCTCAGTAGGGGTGGTTAGCGTGGTGCCGCGTTCGGTTGATGAAGCGAAAACCATAACCGTCTGGTTCATCAGATAGTTGTTTAGTTCGCTTGCTTGCAACGGATAACCGTTCGCAAAGACCTTGTAAGCCATTTAGAATTCCTTCCAGAGTTCCAGAGTAGTGTACCAGTTATTCACATCAACAGTATGACTAACTCGCACGATTGTGTAATAGTCCTGAATAGTGATGTTGTCGGTGCTGTAATCAACACCAATAAGAGTGCCGGGTTTGAATGCAGCTGCTTCGGTCAAAGTTCCTTGACGGTCAATAGCCGGTGTTTCAACCTGTGACACTAATTTAGCAGGAGATTGTGCAAACACGGCACGACCCCAGCGGGTTAATTCAGTGATGTCTGTTGTGTTTACTGCTTCATCTCTTGAAGAATAACCAAACAAGTCAATGCTGTCTTGATCTTCAAGAGTCACATTTATTTCTGCATCGGTTGTTAGTTCAAGGTAAAGGCTGTTAGCAACCGCGTCAATGTCCCCCACTACAGAGATGTCACTCATGCAAAGGTGATAAGCGTCGCCGTGGTTGTTGCCCACGGTGTAAGTGTCTTCTGGCGGGGTTGTGACAATAATCGGTCTGTTCTTGATAACAAGTTCCCCAGACTCAGGGTCAATCCATAACACACCAAGACCAACTTGGATAGCGTCGTTAATAAACCCTGCAGAAGCCTGATTAGATTTTTGTTCAACAGGCAACTTACCGTCTAGGGTATCGGACTCAGCTGCAATAGGTAGACCAGCGTTATCAGCAATAATTTCCAACACTTCATTAGGTGTTGCATAACCTGCTGGCAAACCTGTTGTGTCAAAGTCGACCACACGGTTGTTTACTAAACGCTTGTAGAAGTCGTAAGCCTTGATCTGAATAATGTTAGGTTGTGTTGCACCGGGGTAGTAAGACACATTTACGGTATCTAAGAACCCAGTAAACAAAGTGTGCTGTACAACACCATCATCCAAACGAACCCTTATCTGTGTACCGGGACGGACTGCGCTGTTGTTGTTCGGGTCGAAAGTCCAAGACTGTAAAGTCAAGTTGCAGCTGCCCGGTTCAGGCTGGAAGTACATGTTGGACTGGATTGAACCACCAAGGCTAAAATCTGCTGCTACTGTTTCGGCTTCTACAGGTTGCCAGGTGAACCCGAACCCTGCACTGCCGTCTGATAGCACATCGGTGCTACCTAGTTCTGATACGCCTAGAATGAATTGGCCTTGACCGGCTAACACATCTGTACCACCAAGAAGACTTACGCCAAGAATAAAAAGGTCGCTGGCTTCGTCCGGTAGATAAAACTCAACCTTTAGATCAGTGGCGATGTTGAAGTTGCTTATCATTAGCCTTGCAACGCCCTACCAAGGCTTGTGCCTGTTGCGTTCTGGAAGCGTTTCACTTCGTTGATTGTCGTCTTAGCGTCGTTGATTGTCTTCACATTGACATTCACGGTAGTCGTGTTTTTACCCAAAACATTAGAACCAAGTTGCTTGAAGCCCTCACCATAGATTTGAGAAGTCACGCCCCTTTGCTGTCCTTCCATAAAACCACCAACAGCAGCACCTGCACCAATACCAGCAACAGCACCACCAACGGCACCGGCACCAGTGATTGCACCAAGGCCAGCGATAGCGGCGTAAGCCTTAGCAGCGGTAGTAGCGATGTTCCAAGCTGCGGTCAGTGCGCCAATAGCAACAACCATAGGGACTAGCCAGTCTTTGTTAGCAACAACCCACTGAACAAGTTTGACACCCTGGACGATAATGGCTTTGATGCCGTCTACAATCTCCTGCAATTTAGCCTGACCCTCTGGGGTCGCTAACCATGCTGAAAACTCATTGAGGGTAGGCAAAAGAACCATACCAATTTGTTCCTGCATTTCAGCAAACAAAATCTGCATACGCTGATAAGGGTCTGTGTTAGCAGCTGCTTCGGCAGCACCCGCAAAGGTTCGTTCCAACTCAGCCATAGGATCAGTAGCACCCTTTAGCGATGGGATAAGTCTTAGAAGTGCAGTATCAGAACCAGCCAAAGACTTAGCCATGGCAGTAGATACCGCGTCAAGGCTTTTACCTGTAGCAGCAGAAGCGTCAAGGGCTATCTGTAGTAAACGGTTAGAAGCGGTGACATCCTTAGTTGCAATAAACAACTTTTGGAATGCTGGGCGAAGTTGGTCATCTGCTACACCTGCTTGGAATTGCATCCGGTTGATTGACTTCTCAGCTTGAGCGATTTGGTCTTTGGTTGCGCCGGCTGTGTTTTTCATCGCCAACGCCAAAAGGTTCATAGACTTAGCGTCTTCAACAGCGGCTTTAGATGCTTCTTCAAGTTCACGCTGGACTGCTCTTAGGCTAAACCCAATACCAATAGCACCAAAGGCTTTTATCATTGCGCGGGATACAGATGCGGCGCGCTTATTCATGGTGGTTAGTTGTGACTGTGCGCCCTTAGTAGCAGCTGTTAAGTTCTTGAATTCTCCAAGAATTTCAACATTGAGTACTAAACTCATTCGGCTACCTCATTCATTTCATTCCAGACACTTATGAATGCCCGGTACTCGGTAAGTGAAAGACTTCGGTACTGTTCCGGTGACATCTTAGTCAGTAAACAGAACCTAGCCATTCTCTCGGCTTGTTGTTGCTTTAGCCTTTTGGGTCTTCATCGACACCTTTGAATAATTCAAGTGCATCGCTGAAAGTGACCTTGCCGGCATCTTCCATTTTAAAATTAGGATCAGTGCGCTTCTTTGCAACCCAAATGATTGCCTTTAGTGCCTTGCCTTTTAGTTTACCCTCGCCCATAAGTTCATCCATTGGTGTGCCTGATAGGTTCTCAATGGTTTCTACTTCGTCAAGTGTTAGTGTGCTGAAAAAATCCTGTGTCATTCTTCTGTGCCTTTCGTGGAGTTGAACGCTATTAGTGTATCAACGGTTCGGTAATAGTTTCTGTAAACCTCATCGCGGGTTATGCCCAATGCCTTAGTAAAGAACGGCTGCGGTTTGATGTTGCGTTTGAACCAGCCCCAGTGAATGGGGTTAGCATAAGGTACTTTGCCGTTATTACCAGCAGACACAGATACCCTTGTTAGTGCTTTAGATACTCGGATGGAGTTTCTTAGCGCACCTGTGCGAACCGGCACCAAGTTTAGGGCTTCTCTGGCGACTATGTCACCGGCTTGTGAGCCAGCAGCTTTAATCTCAGATGCAGGAACCCCAATGTTTTGTAGGGCTTTTATTCCTTCCTTGTAGCCTTTTACCTTGATGCCGGACGCGTTAGACATTCTTACGCGGTGGTGTCGATTTCCACGCCGTAGTAGATGTCTGATGCAGGTGTGTGAGGGAATTGCTTTACTGATAGTGCAACAGTGAACTTTGAGATTTCGTTTGAAGTCAAAGATAGCGGTGGCAACTGGTCAAAGATTACAGTTCCCTTGTAGTGCGGCTGATCTGCAGATGGGGTTGCGTTGCCGTTAGGCGCAATAGTGAACGCTACTTCTGAACCGAAGTTGTCCCATAGAACGCGGTAAAGGCTTGTGTCCTCGCCTGATGTGATTCCGTCTAGTTGAAGTGACCACTGACCACCAACGCGTACTTCGCAGAATGTCTGAACATCGCCCGGGGCATCGTCCAGGGTAAGTTCTACCATGTTTGCGTCGCATGCGTAGTCGGTTGTACCGATTTTGAAGACAATGTTAGTTGCCTTGATGCGTGTTGAAGCTGCCATTACGGGCGACCTTTCTAAATTGTGATTGCTAGTTGTGCGTAAATGAGGTTGAGTAATGGCTGGCACTCTTGTATTAGGGGTTGAGATTCTTGGTGAGTTCAAGAACCTAACAGCTGCTACTAAAGGCGCACAGTCACAACTAAGCACTCTTAACAAGCGAACCGCTGCAATCAGCAACACCATGTCTAAAGCCTTTGCAGCCATCGGTGTTGGTTTCTCACTTCGAATCATCACCCAGCAACTTGAAGAAGTTGGCAAAGCAGCCATCGAAGACCAGAAGTCTATGAACATTCTGGCTTTGGCTATGAAGAACGCAGGCAACGCTACCAAGGATCAGGTGGCACAAGCCGAAAAGTCAATTAGCAAGATGCAGCTTCAAAGCGCGGTAGCCGATGACAAACTTCGCCCGGCGTTCCAGAAGTTGTTTATTGCAACTAAAGATGTCACAGCATCTAATAAACTTTTGCAAATCGCTCTGGATGCTTCCGCTGCCACTGGTAAAGACTTAGACGCAGTGACTCAGGCTATGGCTAAATCTTTGGCTGGTTCTGATACTGCACTTGTTAGACTTATCCCATCGCTAAAAGGTGCTAAAGACCCGATGGCTGAGTTGGAAAAGACTTTCAAGGGTGCAGCTGCCGAAGCCGCTAACACCGACCCATACCAGAAGATGCAGGTCATCTTTGGTGAACTACAAGAACAAATTGGTATGGCGTTGTTGCCTACCCTAAACAAGTTCTCAGCATGGCTTTCAACCCCAGAGGGTACAGCCAAGATGCAAGCAATCATCGACCTAGCCATTGGAATGATAGACAAGTTCACAATCTTGACCGACTGGGTGCTATTAAACAAAGATGCAATTATCGCGTTCTCTGGTGTTCTTGCAGCTGCAGCAGTTATTTTTAAGGGCATAACAACAGCCGTCACCGTTTACAACACCGTAATGGCGGCTTCTGCTATTGCTACTGGTGCTTTGACTGCTTCACTTGGACCATTGGCTGCGGCTCTTACAACAGTTTTGGCTCTTTGGACTGCTTACCAAAACATCCAAGCGGGTGGCGGTGTCTTGACTTCCGTCCCTAGCGGTTCAGCGGGCAACACATTCCTAGAGTCAACTGCTTCACCGTCTGCAGGCGGCAGCAACATGACTTTCAAAACCCCCGCTAAGACAACTGCCAAAGCACCTGTGACTATTGTGAACAACATCAAGTCAACACAATCAGCTGCTCAAATCTCTGCAACACTAAACAAGCAACTAAAGGCTTCAGGTTCTAGCACCATCATTCGTGGCGGTCGCTAATGATCATTGAGGATTTTAACATTGCCACAGACCTCAGGGTTGAGTTTCTTCTACCAGACATTGACGGCGACACTTTTATCCTGGGCATCTCGACTTTGGGCGGTGACGATGTTCTTGGTGGTTTTGGTATTTTTATCCTTGGTGAGTCTTTGCTTGGCGGCACTGATGTTCTTGGTGATAGCAAAGCACTTCTTTGGCAGTCTGCTGAAACGGTTGTTGCAGCGTTTGACATGAGCGTTGGTGGTTCCATTGACACCGCAATCTACTTCCAGCCTGAACCAGGCACTGCCCGTTTGACTT